TGTCGATGATATTCACACCAACTGACACTGAATCAAGTACCCCGGCTGCGGCCATGGTCAATGCGTCCGTCCCGGCTTGGGTCTGAACCACTGAGGCCACGAACATCATGCCTTCGGGCGTATCTTGACGAGCTGTTACAAGACCAACTGGTTGAGTTGAGTCGTGGTACATATAGAGCTTTGGTGCTTTGCCATCTGTGGGCAATGATCCCTGTTGGAACCTGACCATCTCGCCCGAGGACACACGGGCTGAAACGCCATAGGGGACGGCTATTCCGCTGATCTGACGGGTGGGTGTTTCGCCAGTTGCTGCTTCGACATCGATAGCGAACCCTGCTGATAGTTCAATTTTCACGCGAGTGACTCCTGAGTTGATTGTGCCGGGGCTGGTGGGGGAGAAGTTGCTGGGGCTTCTTCTGTGTATTCGTTGTCTGTTCCGACCATGTCCTCAAGCCAGTCATCAACATCAAATTCAACGCAGGTACCACGAGGTAGCACGTTGTTCATTGAGAGGGTTTCGGCGATGCAGTTTGCGTATTGGCGCGCTGCAAATATGAATAGATCCTCGCGAGCGGATTGGCTATTGACGTAGGAATAGTTACCGATTGAAGCACCGAGTAAGTAAGGCGGGCAGTTAGTGAGACGCGCCATTTCTTCCACAGAGAAACGTGCAGAGTCAATCAACATCATTTTGTCGGGTGTGCTGTTTGTTTCGTGATAGTCCAGGCCTTCGCTGAGGGCGGCTGTTTGTCCATTGCCCCCCCAGCGGGCTTGATTGAAACTTGCTGCCATGTCTGCCAACTCTTGACCTGACAAGGGTTCACCTGAGGTTTGTTTAAGCCAACCCGCAGGCAAAACCGAATTCGCATTGCGTTGCCTTGCATTTTCTATGCGTAGTGAAGTGTCAATTGATTGCTGTGATGAATACAACCAACCCTGAACAGGGCTGATCATTTGAATCAGATCAAGTTCATCGATTTGTCCACCTTGAAAAAACACTTGATTTGATGGGGCGAAAAAGACCGGGCCTGCTTGATCACGAGTGGTGATCATTGCTGCTGGTAGGCGAGTGAACGACGCAGGAAAGCCATCGCTAGTCCTGCTGGTAATTAGGAGAAAGCACCTGCCGAAGAACACCAAATCGTCCGTAATCCATGACATGAACGTTGAGTACGGGATTGACGGATCAGGTTGATGAAGCCAAGAACGCGGCGCGATGTATTTCTTTTCCATGTTGCCAGTGGATTCATTCCACGTTTCGTTGTACATCTGCAACTGTGTTGAACCAATCATTGAGCAGATCAAGTCACGAGCGCGGTTGATTGCTGGCACTTGCATGGCGAGAGCGCGGTTCGGCCCATCAAAATATGAGTAGTAATTGCCAACCATTTGCTGGCCATAGTTGCCACTAGTCAAATTTGAGTTGTAAATACTGGCGTTATTAGAAGCAGCTGCAACACCAACAGCAGGAGCTGAAGTTTGTTTTGAGACTTGCTTACTGAAAATGCCCATCGACTGAACGCCTTTTGTTTAAGTCGGGATGGTCATGTCTCAAATATCCCGACGATTGTCTGAGACACGACCATTGTGATTCTCGCACAGAGTAGTTGCAAATGCAACTATCTCCTAGACGATGACCATGTGGGGGCGGTTGGCTGCTTTGGGTCGTGACACTTCTGCCACTGCCCACACCATTGTTCTGCATAGCTCTATTGGCCCGGGAGACTTCTGTGAGGACAGCACCGCGCCAGTGGGGGTTTTGACAAGAACCGCGCGCGCGCAATGTTCAGTGAGTAGAACTTCGCCGTGATGGGCAACGCGCTTTTCGTAGATCATTGATCTGACAAGGCTGGTGTATTTGGTTAGTTCTGCATAACCAACTTGAGTGGTGCGACGTTGCAGCGCGGTAGGTAAATGAAGCATGAGCGTGGGGGTGATGAGTAGTTGGGTGAGGGGAGTAGACATGACTCGGTCAATCTCTAGCCACATATCTGTCTCGGTTTCGGCAACGAACTCAACCTTGACGTGAGTGATGCCATCAACAATGGCGGCTCGTACCCCCACAAATCTGTTGTCAAAAAGGCTTGTGTCAACACTGAGACACCCGCCCTCAGGCATCGCATCATCACTCAAGCATTTCTCCCACACTCCTCGATCAAGCCATGCGCCCCGGGCACTGATCCATTGATTCAAATGCGCTCGCAAAAACGAGTCCTTTTTACTGACTGACCGCAAGCCTTCAATGGTGATGGTGGTGCCGAGTGCCGGGTTAGCCCAACCCCAAAACCGTTCGTCCATAGGGTCAACAGGGGTGCCATTAAATGTTTGGGGCATTGACCATTCAGCAAAGTAGAGCTGGCTAGAAATGCCTGCATCAATCTCAGCTAGGGCTTGTTCTCGTAGGGCAATCATGGCTGTTGATCCTTCGTCACCAGCGGTTGACCACATAGACATCAGGGGTGATTTGCGGGCAATCTGTGACGGCCTGAGGGCGACGTCTAGCACTTCCATGTCCACGTCGAACACTTCGTCAACGCAGATCAAGTCGTTACTAGAGCCATGCAAGTTTTTGTTAGCAGCTCTGATCTCCCACACTGAACCGTTTGGCAGCGTGACACTTTTGCGCCCTAATGCCTGCATCTGTTTCCCGCCGAAAGACTCCACAAGAATTGGGGCAAGGATGGTGAACAAACTTTCAGCGCGATCAAGACGGTTAGCAACAGACAGCACGTTCATAGGTCGCCCGCGCAAGGTTGCGTACTCGGTCAAATAGAACCCAATTAACGAGCACATAGCAAAACTTTTCCCACACTGGCGGCTTGTGGAAACTAACGACTCACGAAACACCAACTCACCATCAGCGTCGCAACTTAACTGTCCTGTCAATGCCAAAACTTGCCAAGGCATCAACTTTTTCAAATGACGCTCAGCCCACACTGCAACAGCAGGCCCGTAAGAAGATTCCCCATTTGGAAGCGACACAAATCTTGGCTGCTCACGACCCATCGTCCAATCACCCAACTGATCATCGCCAGTTTCCGCCAGTTCAGGCTGGTTCTCGTCAAAAAAGAGACGATTGATGTTTGTCGGGGTCGATGGGGTGGCTGACAAAAAAGCGTTTCGGGCTTGTTGTTGTTGGGCTTTGCGTCGGGCTTGGAAGGTGGCACCCCGGGTGGAGTTGCAGTTGAGGCATGAGGCGACCATGTTGGATAGATCGTTTGTGCCACCGATTGCCCTCTCAGTGAGGTGGTCTGCGGTTGTTGCTGGTTTGCCGCATCCCCAATGGCATAGGGGTTTGTCTTTCAGTATTTCTGCGCGGTTGCGTTTGTATTCAGGGTCACTGTCCCATCGCTTAGCCATGATGTATTCCCCTGTCGGTAGTGGTGTGTGTATGTTACTACCGCCCTTGGCTACGCCTGCGGTTGCTCTCTTGTGTGTGCTGGTCTTGGGGGTTTGTGTTCCCCACAGTTCAGAGCAAGTAGCTCTTGGTTGCCGGACACAGGGTTGAAGTGGACACCATTCGTATTTATGACGTTTAGACGCTGCACTGGCGACTTACCCCAACAGCCATTCACGTAAATCATCTCGGGTGGTTGGGCGCGCCAGCTCTACCCACGTCACCGTGTGTTTTACCTGCACAGTGCAATCCCGTACGAGGCCATGATCGTATTCAGTTGTAAGTATGTGTTACTTGCGTATGCCTTGAATGATGGCAATGCCAACGGAGATTAGCAGGGCATACCACGCCATGATCAGCATGATGCCAACCTGTGTTCAATTTCTCGTAGTTGGTCGGGTCGCCATATGTAGCATTCAGCGTGTGGGTTAAGTATCTCGAGCCAGTGTTCTTGTGCCGGTGATGTTCTGCCTTTGGCACTTTTAAGTTCAGCGAAAATCAATCCTTTGATTTTGTGGCACAAGACAAGGTCGGGAAAGCCCACAGCGCCCGAAGTTAGCCAACGGCCTTTAGCGGTTTGCGTGGGGCTTGCGTGGTGGCAGTCCCAGCCGTGAATGTACGCCAACGCTTTGACTTGCTGCAAGAAAGACGATTCACTTATCGGAGTCATTGGTCTTTGCCCAGTAGGAATCCACACATAAATACAGCGGTGATCATGATGACCAGAGTTAGCAAATCAACCATTAGAACGGCTCCTCAGGGCTGTTATAGATAGGTGCTGGCTGTTCGCCACTTTTAAGCGTGTCAATATAAGCGCTGGCTTCGCGTTTCGTCATGGCCTGCAAATTGGCTGGTGGTACTTTGCCCATTGACTTACATACGGCCCTGATCATGTTCTGTTGCTTCTCGGATGCCAGATTGCTGTTCTCAGTAATCTGCGTGTCACCGGACATTCTGATCACCTTCTGCATTTCTTCCCTACTCGGTTTTTTTGACCAGTCCGCACCTAGGTACCCTGCAGCTGCCAAAACTCGGCCTTGCGATGACGTGCAGCAGTTTTCAATTCGACTGGTGGCGTTCACCCCACGATCAGTAAGTGTTTCTTCGGCATAGTCCGTAGTGGTTGGCTGGGCATCGTTTTTGTCTAGCCATAACACTGTTTTAACTACACAGCGTTTACCGTCGTCAAATACCAGCTCTGAATGAATAGCGCCATTGGGGTGATCAATCCAGAATTGCTTTATGCGCTCGGAAACGGGCGTGTATTCATCGAGATTAAAGCCCATCGTGCAAAATGCTTTCCACCGCGTAAAAGTTGGCTGTGCGCACTTCCTCAAGATGCTGTATAAGTTTTGATATTTGTTTACGTAAGTCTCTTATCTCAACATCTTTAGCGTGTAGCAGGTCTGCTACGTCATCGTTGTGCATGTACTCACTCATCGTCAGCCAACTTCACGCTGGAAAGGTATGACAGCCCTTTAGATGGCCCACTGCTGTTTAGCGATGGGTGCCAACTATGCCTCATGCTTTCCGCAATGTCCGGCAACGCTGTTAAAGCGCCTACGGCTTCCATGATCACGCTTGCGTCTTTGAAGCGCAGCTCGAGCGCCAGGTTCATGCTGATGTTAGTGAGTTTGGCGATTAGTTCGCCTGTTGATGTTTCCATTTTCTTCTTCCTTCAATGTGTAGCCGTGTAAAGCCAAAATGCGTACTACTTGATTTAGTGACTTGATTCCAAAATTAGTAAAACTCAATAATTGCTGTGGCGAATGTCTGATTAGGTCGTAATCAGTAAATATCCCGTTACGAGCTAAAACGTTTTTAACACGTTCTCCCATTTCGTAAACCATTTGACCGTTTAAAAGTCTGTGATAGCGCACACTTTGTTCGTGATAGCCCATCCATGTTTTGTATTCCTCAGGCGTAAAGTTTTTTTGCCATGGCACATATGGTGGTTTTTGTGATGATATATATTCGTGTTCTCTTGCGAGGTTTCTGATTTCCATTTGGTTTTCCTTTGTTTAGCAGTGACGCTTCCATCTTGCCACAAGCTTGTTGCTTGATTTACAGATGAAAACTTGTAATGATTTTTCACGCTTGAGACAGCCCCAGCCCCACGGCCCTACGCGCCACACTTTACGCCCGTCAGGATTGACGTGGGACTTAAAAGCAATGGCATCAGCCACTTTAATTTGTTGCGCTGGTGTTTTACCTTTGGCGCTATTTGAGTCTGACCAGGTACGCCATGTCTGGCGGTTTATCCCCAGCCCACCTGTGTATGACCTAGTGCTGTGGTTCCAGTTATTTGTCTCACAACGCATCAAGGCGTCGTAATAAGCGTCCGGAAGCACACCATGATATTTGGCGTGGGGATCAGCAGCTGCACTTGCGTGGGCTGGTGCGGATAGGGCGAGGATTAGCGATAGTGCCATGAGTTTCTTAATCAACTCTCTCTACTTCTGTTGGCGGCCCCCATGAATGCCAAGATTCTGCACGTTGGCAGACTTGGGTATAAACAATCAGGCCTGTGGACAAGTCTGTGAAGATTTGCACCATGATTTTCTTGTCTTTCGATTTTAGGACTGTGTACCCCGATGTGGGGATCATGGTCTGTTGGCCATCATTTTGAGCCATAGCCAGCACGACACCCAGCCCATTATGAAACTGTAAATGAATTGTGTGTCAGTCATAGCAACCCATCGCAATGTCTAGACCGAAGCGGGTAATGGCGCATACCATGCCCTGAGAGCCGCTTGAAAGGGTCTTACGGACGCCTAAGTCGTGGATAAGTCCTTGGGTGCGTAGGTCGGCGCAACGCTTCCAATAGCCGTTTATTGTGTGACCTCGTGAAGCGGCTATTCCGGCTGCTTCCTCATCTGTCAGGCCGCTTATGTTGCCGGCGTAAATGGCTAGGAGAATGCCGCGATGGCTGTTAATCCTAATTGGCTTTATCTGGCGTGAGGTGTCTGGGTCTGTGGCCCTGAATAGTGGTAGGTCCTCTAGGAGGTAATCCTTCATACGTGACATTTTGTGTTTCCTTTGGTTAGAGCCATTTGAGTGGCTAGGTGTCACTATACACAATTTGAGAAGTCGGTGGTGGATTTCCGCCAATGGAAACAAACGTACTTTCCACCACCTAGCCCCAGCCACGCTCAAACGAGCTGGGAGTTCTTATTTCAACGCTCGAAAGACTTGCTCGAAGTGTTCGGGGGTTTGGTTGGCTAGTTCAATGTGAAACCAGTTTGGGTTGCCTTCGTAGGAACCTGCGTTGTCTGTCGCTGTGTAAATCTTGACGCCTGTCTTGCCTTCGCCACGAGAACAGCGATACCCGGCACCGAAATCGCCGTATGCGTACCAGTGCATCTCACAGAGACCTAAGGCTTTGCTGTTGGCTAAAAACCAGTCCCATATTTCTCGGGCTTGCGTTTCGTCTTTGTATTTTAGATCAGCTGCATACCCGGTGGCGTGTACGGATAGTCCTGCGTTGTTGCGCATTGGGCGGTTGGCGTAGGTGCCTAGTGACGTCAGACCCCAGCGCGCTTTGCATAGTTCAACCAGTTTTGCGGTGACTGGTTGTGTGGCTTTGCCGTCCCATGATGGGTAGTACGGATAAACGCGATTGCTCATTCTTTGTCCTTGTCGTTTTTAAGCCCATTTGAAGCGAGCATCCCTGACAGACCGCCTGTAATAAATAAAGTCATTGGTTTGAGGATTTCCCAAGCGGCAACATCGTTGGGTGCAACGTCAGGCCCTGTCGGTTGTACAACAAATAGCAATCCATACAAAAGTGTAAAAATGGTTCCGACAAAAGCGACCGTTAAACCGATGCCTACAATAAATACCAGCCTGGCTTTTATTTCTTCGTTGGATAATTTTACTTTAGGCACAGCGCCCACCGCCTTGTCTGTTTGGAATTGTTACGTTGCTTGTGAGGGCTTTGTTTTTGGTGCGTTCACAGTTGGTGCGTGTGCGATCAGCACAGCCTGTGAGGGCTATGAGGGTGACACTAATCAGCACTAGGCGTTTCATTGAATGCTTCTATTTCTGCTAGTTCTTCGGGTGTCATGTCTCGAAGTGTTTCTTCGCCTGTTTCTATGTTGTGTATAAATATTTTTGGGATGTCCATGTTTAGGCCTTTCGGTATCCGTAGAGGGTCATAGTGCCAGCAATGTTTGGCCCACCAGCGTTAGTGATTTCAAAACCATTTATCTGTGTAGTAGCAACATTTCGTGCGTTTGCCATAGTCATCCCTGAATCGCTTGCGCTAATACCCAAAACAGTTGTATTGATCATTAACGATGTGTAATCAACGGCTTGCGGGCTAAAAATGTCCATTGCAAAAGTGGTTGGGTATGTCGGATACCCAGCTGGAATCGGAATGTATTGGTCACCTCTAGTTGAACCTGTGTAAACATTTGTTGAATAAGAAGCACCAAAAGCCATCGAAAGGTTATTTCCTGTTTGAACAGTTGAACCGACTAGCCATCGGAGGTACATAGCGTTTGCAGATGCAAGGGTGTAACTCAATAAAACGCGGTAATTAGTGTAGGTGCTAGTAAAACAAGATTGAAATTGAGCAACATTTGAACCCGAAAAACTGGTTGTGCTGATATACACCAGCCCTGAGTTTGCCAAATACGTATTTGTATCGGCAGCCGTCAGCACCTCACCAGTAGTAAAAGTCTTAATAGCCATAGTTAATATCCTAACTTGTTGTAATCGAGCGTTCCGTACACCGTTGAATCCAAAATTAAATAGTTATTTTGCTCGGCCGATGACAGGGTAAACGTGTATCGGGACGACTCAGGCGTAGCCGAAATAGTAACGCCTTCAATGATTGCCGGGTAACTGGTGCCACGAAAAGTGACACTGCAACGCATACCCGGGTAAGACGCTGGCGATTGACTACCAAGAGAATCCAAAAAACCATTGCGCTGTGTGGCTTCCGAAAGGCACGAAACACTAGCAATACGAAACTGGGCGGTGCCATAGAGGCTGGCTAGATAGTTAGCAAAGTCAGTAGCTTGACCTGCACTGCTATTCAACGTGTTGATTGTGTAGGTGCGATAAGGCGTGATAGCGCCAGCTTGGGTAACAGTGACAACAGAGCCACCAAGAGGTGTGACAGAAACCTGTGTCCAATAGTTGTCGGCATAAGAGTTGAAATCGATTTGGTCATAGGAATACTGGGCTGAGGTTGGAGTGTCTGAAAAGACTGGCGTCGCACCTTCACTTACTGGGTTTTGATAAAACGGGCTGACAACTTTAATTTCATTCACCAAATTGGTATCCCACATACGGCCGTTTAACGTTGTCAATAACTGGTTGTACCAGTCGCCCCATGTGCCGGTGATATTGAGACCAACCATTACTGGGTCTGTGCCTTGAGGGCGCAAATAAGTGCCAGTGACACCAGTAATAGGATTAGATGCTGTTAATTGTGTTTGTGGCGCACCTGAAGCCAACGCATAGTTATTGCCGTTCATACGAGCAACAGCAGCAAAGAAACCTTCGCAACTAATTGTTAGGTAGTCAGCGTTTCCTACACTGCTTTTGTAGGGGATGCCGTAACGCACTTGGACATCTCGAATGCGTCCTAAGAAAGAACTGGCGCTGGTGTCAAGTTGGTTAGGGCCTTCAATCTTGATATAGGTACCAGTTTTTAAATCAGCAATGGGACTGGCATAACCTGTGGGATATCGGACTTCTATTTCAGCGTTGCTTGCGTTGTACGCGTCTAATTGCTTTTCACGACCTAATCGAATGTTGATGCCTTGAACATTAGTCAGAGCTGTAAAAGTTACGCCATCTGCAGAGTATTTAACTTTGTATGTCTGAGGCATTATGGGGTGCTTACTTTGATTGGAATAGAGCCGTTTTGTCTCATGTAGGTTCGCAAAGCATTAACTACTGCTTGAGGGTCGCCACCATTGACGTTGATAGTTACGCCACCACCACCGCCAAAACCAAATTCGCTCATGCGGTCAAGGGGGATGATTGCCTCAGGCCCAGACTCACCGGCGGTGATAGTCGTAGCGCGTGTAACCACGCCACCCTCGGCCATAAGAGTGCCAAGGCCACCGACAGAGAAGCCTGAAAGGTCAATGCCAGAGATGTCAAAGGCTGGCACAGCAATGCCCATAGTGGCTTGGATGCCGGCAAGAAAGGATTTAGCGCTGTCCACGCCTGCTTGGTAATACTTAGCAGCTGATTTTGCAGCCATTTTGTCTGCAAGGTCTGTCATCGAGGCAGTGAGATCGTTAGCGCGTAAAACACCATCAGCAGAGCCAAGGATTTCTTCAGCAATAGCAGTACCGCCATCAACACCAGCAGCTAAGACTTGTTGCAATGCTGCTTCATTTAAGTTTTCAGCCATGAGCCTGCTGACCAGTTCACCAAACTTCTTGGCTTTGTCAGCCTGTTTGTTTAGCGACTCAAAGAACGTCTGAGGCTTGGCTTGCGCAGCCGTCACTTCATCAGTGGCAACAGCAAGATCACCCATAGCCTCAGCCAGTAATTGTGCATAGTCGTCACGTTTGAAAAAGTTGTAGTCAGCCTGGGCTTTGTTTACCTTGGCTTGCGCTTCAGCTTGCTTTTGCAATGCCGTTTTAACTTCCGCTGCATTACCGGCAACTTCTGATTGGGCATCTGCAAAATTAAAACCAGCCGTAATTGCTTGCCCTACGCCCTTGCCAAAAGAATCAAAAGCGCCCTGGGCATCAGCAAGTTTGGCTGTGGCATCATCTAGTTGGGCGTTCAGTTTGTCTTGTAATGCTTGTGCCGCTTCCTCTATTTTTTTCTTAAATGCAGCGGCTGCCTGTTTGGCTTTGGCAACAGCAGCAGCGTGTTTTTTAGCCGCTGCGGCTGCTTTATCTTTTGCGTCGCTAGAAGCTTTGGTGGATTTTGCGCTTCCATCTTCTGCAACTGTTAATTCTTTGATGTTCTTGGTGACGTTGCTTGTCGGCTGTTGCAGGCGCTTTAAATAATCAGCTTGTTCTTTTACCTTGTCGTTAATAAACCCAAGAGCTTTAAGTGTTGGGCCAAGAGCCGGTGTATTTTTAGCCAAAAACCCAATGCCTGTAGCGATGCGATCAATCCAAGTTTTAGTGGATTTGTCTACGCTCTGACCTTTAGTGGCTAAGTCTACAAGCACCGTCGTGTAATTGCCAAGAACTGGAATTACTTGGTTGCCCACAGTTTCTTTA